GATCGAAGACATGCTCGCCGAACCCAAGCGCCTGCCCGACGGCACCGAGCAACGCGACAAGAAGGGCCGGATCGTGCACGTGCACACGAAGACGAAACTGTACGCCGCGCTCGAAGCGTCCGACCCCCGCGTCAAGGTCGCGCTCTCGAAGATCACTGCCGAACGCGCCAAGCGTCTCGCCGCCGAAGCGCGGACGGCCAAAGCGACCGGCCCGTCGCTCGCCGACATGTTCGGCGCACCCGCCGCCGCCGCCGAAGCGGCGAACTAGGAGACCGCGCCCACTCCGCCGCTCATCCCCTGGACGGCGGCACAACTCGCCCCGCGCTCCTCACGGAGTAGCGGGGCGTCTTTTTAGGCGCAGATGCGCCCCATGCTCAACGAGCATACCTGCCCTGCCCTCGAATATGTAAACATCGTCTCTCACCCCGCCTGAGAGGCACCCCCGCATGGGCAACGTCCACAGAGATGCCGCCAGGGCCGCAGCGCAGCCCGCACGCGCGCTTCCCGCCGCCCCGCCCCCCATACCGCTCGACAGCCTCCTCGCCCGCGCTGGCGCGATCGCCCAGCCCCGCACCCTCACCGCTACCCGCTCCCCCGCTGCGCCTCGCCACGTCTCCCCCCACGCCGACGAGACTCCCTCCTCTATCCTCCTCCCCGTCACCGTCTCCCACTGCACCTGTGGCAACACTGTCCGCTCGCCAGCCCCTTACGTCCTTGTCCGGTACGCGGAGAACGCCCACACCGTCCACTATCGCTCCACTGGCCTGGACGCCGTGCGCCCCGCGCTGATGAACACACTCCCCCACGAAACCCGCGACACGCACGTTGACGTGCCCTACTGCGAGGAGTGCTTTTGAATGCGCTGGATACTTTACAACCAAGAAAATATATCAGATGCGTTCAAGAGTGCGACCGAGCAGCCTGTTTTGAAGCTGATCCTCACTGCTAGATCACGGGCTAAAGGTAATTGGGCGCAACAGTTCGTTCGATCAATGGTAGACAGATATCGCAACTTTGGGGAAGAAACAAGGCTGTCTGAGCGTGAACGGGCTGTTCTGCTTAATATAATTTCCCGGGCAACTCGGCCTGCGCGAAGTCACAAACTGGCTCTGTGACGGAAAGGAAACCAGTGCCCAACGTCGCCCGTCCCGACCGCGAACGCACGATCGTTATGGCGTTCCGCCTGCCCGCGTCGCTCGTCCACGAACTCCGCATCGTCATGCTCGACCCACGCACCGGACGCCCGCGCTACCGTACTTTCGGTCGCACAATGGAACGCATCCTCCGCGACTACATCGACGCACAGAAAGTCACCCCGCCATGAGCGAACACCCTGACGTGTCTCTCGACACACTCTCCCGTCTCAACGACGTGCGCCTCCGCGTCTTCAACCGCGAACGCGTGTCGCCCGAAGAGATGCGCCTACTCATCCTCGACATCGTCCGTGACCGTGAGAACGCCTCACGCGCCGGAGCGAAGTCCCGCGCTGCGGCGAAGAAAGCCGCGTCCGCGCCCACCCCCCTCAACCTCGCCGACTTGTTCGGCGCTGGAGGATCGTCCAAATGACACTCGTTGACGGAGAAAGTGTAGGTGCAGGCGCAACTCTACCTGTCACCGCCCAGTTCCCCCGCGTCATCGACGCGACCATGCGCTCTGCGTGGCTTAAGTGCCCCCACGCCTTCTTCCGCGCCCACGTCCAGGGACTCGCCCGCCCTCGCCACAACGTCCACCTTCACTTCGGCGCAGTGATCGCACGCGGCCTCGAAGTCGCCCGTCGCACATACTTCTCGACGCGTGACCCCTCTGACGCACTTCACGACGCCTGCGAAGCCGCGATCCACGCCTGGGGTGATTTCACTCCCCCCGACAACCCCACCCGCACCGAAGCAAACAAGACACTCTCCGCCGCGCTCGCCACTCTCCAAGCCTACTTCCGTGAGTGGCCGCTCGACGAAGACCCACTCCAAATCCACGCCCACAACGGCACGCCGTGCATCGAGTACTCTGGCGCACTCCCAATCCCCGGCTCACGTCACCCCGACACTGGCGAGCCAATCCTCTACGCGGGCCGCTTCGATCTCATCGGCGACTTCCAGAAGTCCACTTGGGGCCTTGACGACAAAACCACTGGCACCGACCCGAACTCTGACTCCTGGCGTCAGCAGTGGAAACTCCGCTCCCAGTTCACCGGCTACGTGTGGCTCGCCCGTGAATATGGCGTCACGCTCAAAGGCTTCATCGTCCGTGGCATGGGCATCCTCCGCACCGACATCAAACTCGGCTGGGCACTCGCTCCACGCCCCGAGTGGATGGTGGACGGCTGGCTTCGCCAGCTTCAAGATGACGTGAAGAACATGTGCGAGCAATACGAGCGATTGCAGTGGACTTCACGCCCGCACACTTCAAGCGACATCAACGCACACCCATTCCCTCAGACCTTCGACCACGCCTGCGCCGACTTCGGCGGCTGTGGCTTCCTCGACCTCTGCTCATCCGAACACCCTGACGACTGGCTCGACACCTACGAAGTCCGTCGTTGGAACCCACTCGACCGCACGGAGACGTAATCATGGACAAGTGCGACAAGTACGATTTCTCAAATCCACCGCTGCTCGATCAATGTTCACGCGAACGTGCAGGCGCACCGCAGCACGACCCTCGCCTCGACCAAGGCCGCGCCGCACTGATCGCACAGCTTGACGAGCAAGTCCCCCCAAAGGGGGCCGGTACATCTACCGCCGACGCTCTCCTCACTCGCACCGATCCTCTCGACACCACCGCCGAACTCGAAACCCGCGTCACTGCACTCTGGGCAGAGTGGTGCCACATTAAAGACACCTACAATCCACTCGTCGCCACCGAACTCTCCAAGGGCGCGCTCCGCACAGCACTCATCCGCGCTCAACGCGACGCCGCCACACGCGCAATCTCGCGGTGTCAAGACATCCTCAAGGAACTTCGGACGTGAAAGCGAACGTCCTCCTCCAAGGCGACATCGGCACAGGCAAGACCCGCTCACTCATCACACTCCTCCCCGAGTACATCGACGAACGTGGCAAGGCCCAACGCGGCGCAGGACTCGAAGTGTTCCTCGTGTCGATGGAGCCCGGCGTCGAAGCCTCTCTCGGACCAAACCTGTGCGGCACACCCAACGCCCCCACTCCCGCCATCCACGTCCACTACCACCCCCCCGCCGCCGTCGATTGGGCCGTCATGCGGAAGTGGGCCGCAGTCATGCACGTGTCATCTATCGAACAAGCGATCAAAACAGTCGATCCCGGCCGCGCCTCCTACACCCAGTTCCTCGACCTATTCGACATCTGCTCCGCGTTCACCTGCGACAAGTGCGGCGTGGACTTCGGCGACGTGGGCGAGTGGGACGACTCACGCGCGATCGCACTCGACGGCCTCACCGGCCTCACGAAGATGGCTCAATTCTCCACAGTCGGCTCGCGCCCGTTCCTCTCACTCCCCGAGTACGGCGGCATCCAGGGCCTCATTGAAGGCTTCATGGACCTCGCGTGGAGCGGCACGAAGTGTACCTCAATCCTCCTCGCCCACATCGAGCGCGAAGTCTCCCCGCTCACAGGACTCTCCACCCTCACCACTCTCACACTCGGCCAGAAGCTCGCCCCCAAACTCGCGAAGAAGCCGGACGAAATCATCGTCTCCGACTTCCTCGAAGACAAGTATGTCTGGAACACTGCGGAACTCGGTCGCGGACTCAAACGCCGCCGTCTCCCACTCTCCACGTCGTTGACACCAGACTTCTCACAACTGTTCCGATAGGTTCCTCACATGCAAACCTCCCGCCTCGCAGTCGATGCCATGGCCGCGCTCGCCGACGCCGCCTCTGCCGAAGCTGAGTTCACGCGCGAGTTCCCTGCATTCGCCAAGCTCGTCGGCATCACTCCTGCCATGATGGAAAAGCTCCCCATCCCAACTGTCCTCATGCTCGTCAACATGCGGATGTTCAAACTCCTCTCGTCGAAGATACGGGAACTTGACGCTCGCACCGCCGTCATCCCTATCAAGGACACTGTGCAATGACACAGGAAGCAAAATTGGCTTTACGCGGTCTTCAAATCTACGGGCACCAACATGTGTCTGCCACTGAAATAGGAAGCTGTCTCAACGAACTAAAATCGTTGCGATATGTCGAGACGTGGAACACTATGGGCGGATTTATGGCATGGCGGGCAACTCCACTTGGATTAGAACAGGATACAACACCATGAGCACTCTCCTCTCCTCCGACCCCTGCACAGACATCATCCTCGATTTCATCGCCGGCGGCGTCCCCGACAACCAGTCTGGCGAGTCCGCCGGCAACTACAACGCCACGATCGGCGACATCGAGGGCCGCACGTATGGCGACCTCTCACGACGCACGTTCGCCGACATCTACGTCTGCATGGCCGACATGCTCGCTCGCGGCAAGCCCTCCACCGCCACTGGCCGTTACCAGATCATTCGCCGCACGCTCAAGCCGCTCGCAGCAAAGCTTGGATACGGCGATGGCGATCTTTTCACGTATGAACGCCAAGACGCGCTCGCCGTACAACTCCTCATCGGCCGGAACTATCCTGCGTGGTGGCGCGGCGCAATCACTGACGCTGAGTTCGCCCACGGCATCTCACTTGAATGGGCCTCGCTTCCCGACCCCGAACGTGGCGGCGCTTCCCACTACGACGGCGTCGGTGCCAACCACGCCTCCACCACTCTCGCTCACGTCTACGACATGCTCACACGCGCCCGCGACGCCAAACTCGTGAAGCCGTGACGCCTTATGGGAGGAGGGGAATTGTCCTAACAAGTTGCACCCCCGCACACTTGGCTCGTCAGCCCTGACGCTCCTCCCACCACCCCGCACAACCCCGTGCAACTAGGAGTACATCTCATCATGCAAGGTAACTCTCTCTTCGATGTCAACACATTCCTCGAAACCACCCACAAAGGCAACCTCGACACCAAGTTCGTCCTCCCCGACGCTGGCGACTACATGGCGCAGTGTCAGCCACTCACGAAAGACTCTCTCCGCTCCGGCGTCGTCGGCCCCGACAAGACCCGCGCTGGCGAACCGTGGGCCGCGCTCGAACTCCAGTGGGAGATCATCGACGACGGCGTCAAGGCCAAACTCAACATGGAGAAAGTCGTCGTCCGCCAGTCCCTCATGCTCGACCTGACTTCGTCCACTCCTCCCCAACTCGACTGGGGCATCAACCGCAACATGCGCCTCAAGCGTCTCCTCGAAGCCACTGGCCTCAACCGCCAGAAGTCCTTCAACATCTCCGCACTCGCGTTCGCCAACGCACTCGTCCACGTCGAGCACCGCCCCGACCCGAACGACGCCGAGATCATCTACGCTGAGATCACACGCGTCACCTCGCCCGACAAAGCGCGTCTGCGGGAGGCGGCGCAGTGAGCGCGAGCGACTGGCCCCCCGAACGAGACAAGTCCGTCCGGCTCGACGGACGCAACGAACCAATCCATCCAACACCCAACTACGGCAACGCGGAGGGGGCTTCGGCCCCCGACCGCCGTGCGTCAGTGGTGGGAGACGCCGCCGTCAACACCGGCCTCGGCGCAGTCAGCGATCCCCGACTCCGCTGGGACTGCGGCCACTTGACCACCGAACACCCACGCGCCGAAGCCGCACGTTGCCGCGACGCCCGAGTGCATCGCACAGGTGACAAGCGATCTGCGCGCGATATCGCCACTGAAGCCGCACGACTTGTCGGTGGCGATCGCGCCGTCGCTCACGGCGACATGTCCGTCAACTTCGCGAACACCGCCGCGATCTGGAACGCCCTCCTCGAAGCTAAAGCGCGTCAACAGTCAATCTCAACACCACGTCTCACCGCGCTCGATGTCCCCAACTTCCTCGAAGCGTTCAAGATCGCCCGCCGATACTCCGGCTCTCACAACATTGACGACTACATCGACGGAGCAGGCTACGCAGCATGTGCAGGCGAGATCGCAGAGAAGATGTCTCATGGCGACTAACCCCCGCGCCTACATGCGCGCCTACTCCCGCCGACGACGTGGAACTCTCCCTTCGCATTACCGAACGGATGAACCAACTCCACTGCCAGAACCCTCTCTCGGTCAACGTCTGGCAATGGTCTCACGGCGTCCTCGTCTTAATCTATCGGTGACGCCGTGGGACGTGGTGCGTCTCCTCCGTCTAGGCTGGCGCACGTGACGCGCTGGATCGAAGACGGCTCGCCGTCGTCACCGATCTGGCTGATAGGGGAAGCGCCAGGCGAACGTGAGATCGCGTCCGGCCACCCGTTCTCCGGTCCCTCCGGCTACGAACTCGACAAGATGCTCCACGAAGCCGGGATCGAACGCTCGCAGTGCTTCGCGACGAACGTGTGCCACGAACGCCCTCCGTCATACATGAAGAACGGAAAGATCATCCACAATGACATATCGCAGTGGTTTCACTCGCCTACGGTGGGACGCAAGGCAGGCGACACACTGATAAACGGACGGTATGTCGCACCACCTGTTATGTCGGGAGTAGTCCACCTACACGAACTACTTCGCGAGCGTGAGCCTGTTCTGTGCATACTTCTCGGTAATACGTCCCTATGGGCCGTCACTGGCGAGACAGGCATCACGAAGTGGCGCGGCTCAACGTTCGACACGCCGCTAGGCGTCAAAGCTGTCGCCACATTCCACCCCGCTGACGTTCTGCGTCAGTGGACCCATCGCCCCATCGTCGTCCAAGACCTCCGCCGCGCCGAACGCGAGTCACACTTCCGCGA